TTCAATCTCAAAGCTTACCGTTTTTAACAGGTCTCCCACATTTACTGGAATTCGACTGCGAAGTATACTACCGAATTCTGGAACGCCATCAAAATCCAGCTTCGTGAACGTCTTCGCGAAATTTGTATGCCTGGAAAAACGTTTTGTGAAATACGTAAACTGTGGTTCAACCGTAAAAAACCTGTCCTGTGGACCGGTTGTCTCGAGCTGAAGTCTACCAGCCATTACTACTATAAAGGGTTAAAATTTTAAACCGGCTAACCCACTTTGAATGCGCAAGACATTGTAATTTTTTGCATAAACACGAACCGTGTTCGTGCCATTCGTGGTTGAATCAAGTTTTACTGTAAAGAGTTTATGGTACACACGACTCATGTTCACTTGACCCGTTGGATATTCAACCTGGGGTCTTTCAGAAAACGAATACACACCGAAGATTGGATTGACTGCCGTAACACCAAGCACCGTGGGTGAGTTTGTGTGATGCGCGAATGGTTGTTGATATGTGATAAAGTTGTGATCTGCGTTGAAAACCTGATTATCATTAAACTTGAGTTCGACATTATCAATCTTTTCAAAATTTAAGGGAAGGTTATTGCTTGTGTAGTAGTCATTTTGGGCGACAAAATACATTTCTTTGACTGGGTGTTGAAATTTAAGCATCACCGACTTTGTATCCACGCCGTATGGCATTGTGAACTGTGACATTTGGAGTTGTGTGATGACGTATTCAAGTGGACGAGTCAATAAATAGTTCTTTTCATCATTTCCAATAAAGACGAATTCTGTGTCCATAGAAATATTCTTGATCGCCGCGGTCACGTTCGTGGGAACGATGTTATTCTTAGTGTCACGAACAATCTTATTGAGTGGTCGTAGCTTGACACGCACTTCAACCAATTGTTTTGTCAAGGCACATATCGGAATGGAGAGATTTGGAAATCTATAGAAGAAGAATGGCAAATCGATGAAATATGTGTAATCATCGCGATATCCGAGATAGTTTCCATGACTATTCAAAAAGTAGAGTGACTGTGCGACATCGTCATCGTTATTATAGAGTTGTTGGTGCATGAAAATGTATTCGCCTGTGATGCGTTCGATCGTTTGTCCACCTATTAAGAGTTCGGCATATTCGATGAGTTCTGTACACACAGACGGCACGTACACGATGTTATTGATGGAATTGCTTTCGTCTGGTGTGGGATCGCTTAACGTTATCTTGAGCGAAATATTCTTGATGAGATCTCCTTTGTTGTGTGGTACACGACACTCGAGTATTTCATCGAAATCAACCTTCCCATCAAACGGACTTTCAATTTGCTCGAGTGCGAATTTACTATGTCGTCTGAACAATGTCAAAAAATACGAAAACTGTGGCTCTCCCGTAAGCCACTGGTCTTGGATACCGGTGACAGCGAGTCTCACACGTCCAGACATATCTACTGTATGTGAGTAAAATTTTGCGAAATAAAACGGTTCACTACAGTAGAATGAATCTTCAACTGAGGAAATTCAAACCCGAAGCTATGAGTGATGATCGGGTATGTGTCTTTATAGGTAAACGTAACACAGGGAAGTCGACACTTGTGAAAGACATCATGTACCACAAAAAGCATCTCCCAGCGGGTATAGTGTTATCTGGAACTGAAGAAGGCAACCACTTTTATTCAGATTTTATCCCAGACCTTTTCATTTATGGAGACTACGATCGAGAAGCGATCGAGCGTGTCATGGCAAGACAACGTAAACTTGTGGGTGCAGGAAAACAAAACTGTGGTGCATTCATGCTTCTCGACGATTGTATGTATGATTCGAAGTTCCTCAAGGATACGTGTATTCGTCAGTGCTTCATGAACGGTAGACACTGGAAGATCTTCTTTATGTTGACAATGCAATACGTCATGGACCTCCCTCCCGCATTGCGCGCGAACGTAGACTACGTGTTTATTCTCAGGGAAAATATCATACAAAATAGAGAAAAGCTCTATAAATCATTTTTCGGTATATTCCCGTCATTCGATATGTTTTGTAAGGTGATGGATCAGTGCACAGAGAACTACGAGTGCTTGGTGCTTGATAACACAGTTAAATCAAATAAAATATCCGATTGTGTCTTTTGGTATAAGGCGACTATCAGGAAAAATTTCAGGGTCGGTGGTCCGAGTTTATGGCAGGCGCATAAGAAGATGTACAATCCCAAATATTTACAACAAAAGGAAGATGATGCGAGAAAGGCTACGAAGAAGACTCCACTCAGGGTAATTAAAAGAAAATGAAAATGCGTCACTCGTATGTTTCAAAAAACTCAGGCTATATAAATGTCTGACATCCGAACGATGAATTTGAATGATAACGAGGATGGCATGGTGTCACTCGATAACCCTTCGACTACATTTGTGCAAGAAAATGCACCTGAAAAAAATATGAGTCAAAGTAAAGATACAACGACCATGGACTCCACACCGATTTCTGAACTTATGGGGAGTGCGAGCGCTGCGCCGGATATCATGGCACCGCCGATGATGACCGCTGAACCGCGCATGCAAAGCGTTCTCGCGACTGCGCCGCAAATGCAAGCGGTCGTTGCACCTATGCAGACCGAAGAAAAGAAGGTGGAACCGAAGAGTAAAAATATCATGAACTTGACGGATGATCAATTGTTTGCCCTGATCGCGGGCGTGTGCGCCGCTGCCGCTGTGAGTAGGCCGGTCCAGGAGAAGCTTGCGAGTACTGTTCCCAAGTTTCTGAGTGAGAATGGCTCTCGGAGCGCAATTGGGTTGGCTTCGACGGGTCTCGTCGCCGCTCTTATTTTCTACATCATGAAGACGTACGTTGTGAAGAATTAATAATTCGACACATTCGCCGCCGACGCCATGGGTTGTACGGACGCTGCGTTATTCGCAGTTTCCCAACCCATTTGCGTGTAGATCGTCTTATGAATACCAGAATAGTAGGTAATCAACGCACCCAACGTAAACGTGGTCACAAATAATGCACTACCTTGCAGTGTTTTCTTTGTGTCTTTACCGTAGTTCTTGACAGTGTCCTGCGATCTTTTGTTAATTCGTCCAAACGCGAACGCCAACAAGAACGAGAAGATCGATGCGATCATCATGAACTTTTGATCGACGGCCAATTGCGGAATGTTTCCAACGATTAAACGAAGAATGTTCGGCATGACGATCGTCATCAATGCGAGACGCGCGTTATAGTTTTCAATGAGAAGTGGTAATTGCGTCACGAGCATGACACCGATCCACAGACCAATGGCTTTCGCGACGAGTGACACTGGAGTCTTCATATAAATCTAGTGGAGATTATTTATCCTGAATGTACTGACCACAGAACTTTGTCTTCGAAGAGATCTTCTCGTATATTCCAAGATCGATACAAATCTGGCGAAGTTCGACAAAGTTGTCCCAAAAGTCTTGGCTGTGTGAATATTCACGCACGGTCGTGTGTGCGAGTTCATGAATGAGCACATGAAATATTTGGTTTGAATTTTGACCGTCGATGCACAAACCAATATCAACACCTTTGTTTGTGTTGTAGCCAATCGGTCCTCGTGTTCTGTGCATGGCTGTAATTGGAATGCATCGTGTCAGTACCTTGAACTTTTCGTTATTCGTTTCATGTAAGTGTTCTCGTAGCCGCCTGTATTTTTCTTTAACTTCGACGAGTCTTTCTGGTTCACGTGTCGTTGAGAGAATGAACACGTTAATAATGATGAGCAGAAACCACGCTATCATTTTTTATATACAAAGATAAATTTACTATAGAGTTCCGAAATTGGATTTCCCTCGAGACCCTGCCACATTTCTAATTTAAATCCCATGTCTTCTAGGTGTGTGATTAATAGATCCTTGAATGCGATTGGTTCTGATCGAGGTCCGTCTGCGTAAAAAGGTGTGTCAACGAGGTGTACGAATAACTTTTCACCAAATCCACCATTCCCCGGATACCGCATTTTGAAAAAATTCCCAAGTTCATCTTTCATCGGGGTCTTGAACATGATCTTTTCTGAATCTGGTATGATACCTATGAGTCGTCCACCGGGTCTCACACGTTTTCGTATTTCGCGCAATGAATCGAAGAATAGATCTCTCGTTTGAAATATATAATGAAGTGAAAAGTTATAACAGATTATATCAAAGTGTCTGTGGGGACAATTGAATATATCACCCCCATAAAAATTGACACGCATCTTCATGTTTTTTGCGCGCGTCTTTGCCTCCTCAAGTGCGGATGGTTCCGGATCACACATGTTTATATTCGCGCCACACGCACGCCATTTTTGGAGATCTCCACCAAACCCACACCCCACATCGAGAATGTGGTGACCTTCTTTCGTGACTGACTGAATCAGTGCACGTTTCGCATCATTGTGCGTCCTTCGAAGGTCTTCCATTTATCTTTACTAATGTCAGTCTTTTAAACGACTTAGTCACTCAAAAGGCTTAAAGTTTATTACCGTAACATGACTATAATGGCTTCTCTCGAACAAGATTACACGACGGTTCCCGGACAGCTTTTCGCATGCCTGTCTGTGGTTGGTCCGGAGTGCCCTCAAAAGAATGATAAGTTTGGTATTAAGATCCGCGGTGCGTTTGCAACTCGCGACGAAGCTGCAAATCACGCAAAGCGTTTGCAAAAGGAAGATTCGACGTTTGACATCTACGTCGTCGATATGTACAAGTGGTTGTTGATTCCGCCGGACCGTGACGTGATCGAAGACGTACACTATCAAAATGAAAAGCTCGAAGAAATCATGCAAGGTTACAGAGAAAATCAAATTCAAGCGGCGAAAATGTTCGAAGAACGTAAGAAGGATATGATGAACGTGCGCGCGGATGGTTCGTACATCAAGCCGGGTGACGAAAACTCCAAGTTTTACACGAAACCCGACGAAGCGCCAATCAGTCACCCGGCTGAGGTTTTGGAACGTCTCCAAAAGGAAAAGCCTGATACTCCGATGGAAGAGCTCGTGAAGGAAGCGGATGCGATCGTCGCGGCCGAAGCTGAAGAGCGCCGAAAGAAGCGCGAAGCCGAAGAGGAAGCGGAATCCTCGACCGATGCGAAGATTGAAGAAAAAGCAGAAGAACCAGGTGAGGAAGTGACGTCAGCATAAAAAAAGTATGAGCTTACTATAATATGCTCAGCGTCATTCTTAATATTGTCACATTAACTATTGTCGCGGCGCTATTTATTTTGTTTTTTTCCTTATACAAAAAGAGAAAAAACAAAAGTGATACTGCTTTTGAAGTAGGTTTAGAATTGCTAAAAGATCCCCTCGTCGTGAGTCGTGCGTATTTTACGGAACCAGCGACCGGTGATATTGGCGATTTTGAACCATTCTCATCATCAGGATGGTCTGAGGATGACTGGTTGCATGGTTTTACCCATAAAAAAGCCTAAAATAAAGGCTACAAAAATAATAATATACGCCGTCTTATCGATGGATGAAAACACATCATTTGTCTTGTTTGCATCGATCGGTTGCCAATGCTGCTGCATTCCCGGAAACATGGGTGGAGGAGGGGGTGGTTGCTGCTGCTGCATGTACGACGGCTGTTGCTGCTGTTCGTCATAGAAATCGTCTCGATCATCATAGTCTTTATTTAACGATTCGATCTCCGACTTGTAGTCAATGGGGTTTCCTATATCCGTCTCCATTTTGTTATACAAACCATCTTTTTTTTAAGCTAAATTTCCTCATCTGACTCGGACTCGTCAACAACAAAATCCTTGAGGTTTCCATTTTCATCCGCCTCGTCATCATCGTCTTCGAATTCCGAATCGTCTTGTGAATCGTATTCATCCTCCGTGTCGATATCGCTCCCAAAATCAGAATCGTGTTCGTCTTCGTCGTAATCGTCGACAACAACGTCTTCTGTCGGTTTAAATGTCTCGGGTTTCTTTATCTGGCGTCCTGAGCGGGTCCTGGTGACAGGCATTTATGTTTTAATTGATTCTATTGTTTAAGTATTTTGGATAAAGAACAACACCTTTGTTTATTGCAATGTTCATGAGTCGGTTTTCAAAGGAGTATCCTATTTTCTTTGCGAGAGTGTGAATAGGTTCCTGGATATCGTAATCACCCGATTCTGCATATAAAGCGATATCTTCAAGACTATCGAGTGATTCGAGCATATATTTTTGAGCCGTGTGTACGTCCACGTACATATGTCTTTGCGCCAAATTGAATTTTGATATGAATTGCATGAATACAGTAGGATTTACACCTGAATACACATGCGCTTCGCGCTTGAGATCCATGAATGGATCTTCTTCTGGCTCTTCCTTGAAGGCGAGTTTCGATGCGAGGACTATACCCACACCTAATA